TGGGAAGACATCCGTAACATCGACGTTACGAGTGATAGGTGTGTTTACTTTTAGAAAGTTCTCGGTTACGAAATAAATCATGCTGTTGGTGTTTGAGTGTCAGGTAACGGAGCAAGTGAGGCAAGTTCCCGAATTTCGTTTTGTGTCATTGACTCCAAGACTTTAGCCGCAAGTGTCGGGTTCATTGCGTTAAGTGCGTTAATTACGTCCTTTCCTTTTTCGTCTACGCTTGTAATAGTTTCGTTTACGATTTGGTAGTTAGTGATTTCAACGTGTGCATTGATACCAACCGCCCGTAAAAGTCCGTTTACTACGTCCGTAATAGTTTCACGTAAAGGAATAATCGTATTCTTTTCAAAAATTACGTAGGCTTGTTTGATATCCGAACCCGAACCCAAAGCCCCCGAAGTACGAACCCCCAAAAGAATAGGGTCGATGGTGTGAGCGAAACAAATCTGCTCCGTGTTTAATTCTGAAACCCCCCTAAACAATTCGTCGTTTGAGTTCGTAGGTACGTTTACCAGGTCGGGCAAAGATTCTTTATTGTTAGCAAAGAAGGCGACAGCTTTTCCTGCGTTTTCCGCACCTTTTAGCTTGTTAACCGTGTCTTTGATTAACTGCATTTCTTCAGGTCCTTGAGGTTTTTTCGGGAACATCATTGCAAACGACGGGAAGATTGAATTTTGTATATTTGATTTCTGCAAGTAGCTAAGTTCACCACTCAAAAAGGCGAAGTTTAACGCACTGGTGTATTGAGGTAAAGGATAGTAGTCTTGTCCTACGCTCTTTTGTTCGTATGCGTATAGGTACGTTCCGTCTTTACATTCGGGGTGGTATGGTTCGAAGGTTCTAATTTGCATACCGAACTGCCAATCTTCATTAACAGCGTATAATGTTTTCGCTTGGTTTATTCTAACCTTCTCAGGTGCTACTCGTTTCACGTTATACGTCTTTCCACCTTTCAACTCAATTAAAAAGTAGCAACGTCCGTGCAAAATAACGTCTTTTGTGATTGTCTTTAGCGTGTCTTTGAAACCTATCTTTTTACCGAAGGCGTAAAGCACAACTTTTTCCATGTCAGTCAACTTGCTCTCGTCAAATGTATAGCCCCCTCCAATGGTTGCGTTGGTCTTAAAGTCTACAATTGACCCGTGAAGTGGTGACATGTAGTACATTTGGTTCATGTACTGCGGATAAAGGTTATCACTTCCGAAACGAACGTAACCTTGCACAGTGTAACGTACATCTACAAACGGCAACGACAAATTTCCCTCAGGAACACGCAAAAATGGCGTACTAAAACTTTGGTAACCCGTATCAACTACGCTTACACTTTCGTCTTTCTTAAACTTTCCAAATAAACCCATTAGTCATAAATTGAATTTGATACACCTTCGACAACCATACGCCCTTCCTCAACTAACGTTAAGCCGTTAGCGTTCGTGTTTGGGTCAACTACAATAGGCACGGGACTTTCGTAAATCTCGTATCGGTACTGACCAATTCTAAACGTAACGTCAACGCCTTCCTCCAAGAAAAAAAGATTGTAGCGGTTTATGTATTGAGAATAATCCACACCAACCCAGTAAACGGGTGCAAGTGTCTCGTCCATTTCCCACACGAATTTAAACAACCATGTCGGCGCAGTGATTGTCGCACTTTCCGTTAGCGTTAAGGCTATTGTATTGTTTTCGTTTTGTTCGATGTATATCATACTATCTTAATAAGTAGTATTTAGAAAAGTTGGTTAAATAAAAAAGGGGGCTAATTAAAACCCCCTCTTCAATTCGTGTTTATCTAGTTAGATAATGTCAGGAATTTCCGCTGCGTCCACCTCAAATGCAAGGTTTTCCGCTTCCGCTACGAACGTAACGCTGTACTTAGACCCGTCCGCTTTAGCAGTTCCCGAACCTTCCGTTACGGCTGTCAATTGAGCGTTTGGAAAATACCAATACTTGCCGTTAGCATCACCAACTACAAGTGCTAAATCTCTTTGACCTTCGCCTAAGATTTTGATTGCCTTAGATTTCGCAGCCTCTCTTCGGTGGAAAATTAAAGTAACCGTTTGTGTATAGTAAGACGAACCGTTTACGAGGTCAATTGCTGCCTCTTCCGTATACATTCCCGTGTTACGTCTGAACTCGAAAGGGATAAATGGGTCGGCTAAAGTTCCGAAGCTAGAAATAATGTAGTTAGCCTCGACAATAGTACCCGTCATGTTATCCATGTCGTTAATGTAAATCGAAGTTATCCCTCCGATATTTGAATCACACCCTTTTAGGATGGTTTCTAAAGTTGTACATGCCATATTATTTAGTATTTAAAGGTTTATAAAAAGGGGGCGGTTAAACCCCCGTTATAATTTAGCAGTATTGCGCTCCTCCGTACCAAACAACTTGTGGCGTGTTAACAACATAGAAACCTGCTTTGAAGTCAGCACGTGCACCGATACGACGGTCAAGTGTAGTCTTGCTAAAGTCAACGATTTGTAGGTTATCTTGGTCACCTTCTGCATCCAATGCGTAGATGAAGTTTGTATAATCAGACAAGATGATTGTTGAAGCAGGAAGACCGTACTCAACAACAACTGGAATGTCCAAGTAAGTCAAAGCCAAACCTGTAGTTACGTTCGTGATTGTGTTAGTCGAAGCCGTAGCGATTCGGTAGTTAGCAGCAACGTCAGGAGAAACTTTAAACTGCATGTTTGAAGGGTTAACCAACATTTCGTTAGTTGCAGCCGCTAAAGTTGCGCCCATCTTTGCAAGTACGTTAGCTGAAGTAATAGCAGCGTAAGTACCTGCAGGTGTAATATAATCATCAGCTGTACACAAACGCAACAACCAACCGTCACAAAGACCAAGTGCAGTTTCCAAAGCCGTGTCACCTCTCCACATCAATTGTGCAAGTTCTTGATGTCCTTTCTTCGCCATTTGTGAATAAAAGAAATTCATGAAAGACGCAACTGAAAAGTCCGAGTTTGAACCTTTAGCCATTTCCAAAGCAAGGAAAGATTGTTCTAGGTCAAACTGACAAACTGACGCTTGAGAAGTCAATGCACATACATCAATTTCTACTGCGCTTAAGTCAGCATTTACAGCGTTGAAGTCACAACCACTTTCTGCAAGAACTTTATCGAAAAGAACCGTTGCAATTTTTGTTTTGTTTTTAATACCCGGTAAAACTCGGTAGTTAGATACAGCGTTTTCCATTCCGTAAAGGACAGAAAAATACTCGGATGGGTTTGCTTGTAGTAACGCACTAGCGTCAACTGTCAAGTCGAATTTTAATTTTTTAGCCATTTCTTATTTTTTTAAGAAGTTAATTACATTACTGAATTTTTGCGCTGTTGACATTTCGATTTCTTCAACGGAGGCGACTTCTTCCGTTTCAGTTAATTCGTTTTTGAGGTCTGCAATGACTTGCAAAATTTCGCTAACACGCTGTTCTAAAACAGGGTTAACGATTGCAAGGATAGCTTCGGCATCTGCCGCAGGGTCAATAGCCGCCTCAACTTCAACAACCTCTTCAGGTGTTTCTGTTTCCGTTGCCATCTCCACCTCCGTAGACGCTTCAACTCCCATTGCTACTTCCTCGGCTTGTGGCTCTTGAACTTCTACGACAACTCCGTCTTTTACAACGATTACCGTACCATCTTCGAGCGTGTGTTTTCCGTCTGGTAACATATATGTTTGTTTTTGATTACTTAGTTTAAGACCTAAAAAGCCTTCAATAGAAAAGCCGACTTGACCCGCTTCGACTAACTTATTATAATAGTCGGAGTCGGTTACTTGCGCAGTCATCATCAAAGTACCTTTAGGCACTGAAATTCCAAACGTACTCATTGCCTTGTCCGCTTCTGGGTTGTCCACTAGCCACGCTTCAAGAATATAGGCAGGAACTAATTTATCTACTTCGTGTTCGAGGTTAAACAAGTTTTGGTTGTTTAAATTCAACATGAACTCTTTGAAGATAGTGTCTATTTCGACCTCGGTAAATTGAACATAGTACTCGCCCATGTCATCGTCGTTACGATAAATGTCCATAGGAATCATGGCGGGTGCAGTTATGCGGTATTTCTTTTCGTCTGCGAAGTGGCTTTTTGCTTGGGACTTGAACGCAACGCCCTTAACCAATACGGCAGGGTTTGAAGTGAACGCAATAGCATCCACACCTAGCGGTTGTTCGCCATCGTTGTACGCTTCGTCTATGGTAATTTTGTAAGTCGGTAGTCCTTCCATTGACTTAATAAGTACACTTAAAATGTTTTGGTTTATTTTTAAACATTATTTACTTACCTTTGATTAAAATCTAAGCAATGGAACAAACGGCAGTTGAATGGTTAATAGCGAGATTTCATTATGAAGGCTTTGTAGGAACTTTTTGTAGTGAAGAATTAATTAAATCTAAGCGAGAAATAATGATTGAAATAATTAATCAAGCTAAAGAAATGGAAAAGCAACAAAAAATAGACCTACTCACTAAATACCACGACAGAATGTTTTATATTCCTTTTAAGGAAGGTGAAGCCGAAGCAATTTATAACCACCTAAATACAATAGAAAAATGATACAAATGTTCGGGGTCGAAATACCCAACCACTTAAACGAGTTATCAGTCCAGCAATTCGACGAACTCAACAAAATTGAGAATAACCAAGAACTCGATACCATTGAAAAATGGATTGAAAAGTTTATCTATTTAGGAGTACCTGAAAAAGCGTTTGACAAAATGGAACTCGATGAGTTTACAAATTATATCAAAGAATTTAACAAGTCCGAAATTCCGCAAGGGGAAAAAGTTACCGAGTTAGTCATTGACAAATATACATACCAAGCAAACGAGACCATCGGAGTTAAAGACTTGGGTTTAATTGAGAAAATCTACCGAGGACAAGACGACAACTTTTGCGCTCAAACGTTAGCCATACTTTTTAAACGTACTGACCTTACCCGTACCGAACACTACGCACCCGCTCACCTTAAATTCAAAGTGAACCTGATGAAGAAACAAAACGCCGAAGTTGCCTTCCCGTACATTATGGAAATTCTGCAAAAGATAGCCGTTATTTCGGAAAAGAAAGTCGAAGAGGCTAACACCGAAGTAACAGAATAAAGGTGAATTTACCTAGAAATTGGAACGAAGTTAGTGTAAGTCAGTGGTTAGAACTTAACACCATTGACGAACTCGAATATAACTCCGTATTCCTGCAAACTATTGAGGCTCTTTCCATACTCAGCGATACAGACCCCGAAGAGTTGGAAGACCTTGACCCCGAAGAACTAATTGACCTAGCACGAAAGGTTAATTTCATTCAGCGTGAGCCATCCAACAAACCTAAAGAACTGGTGAAGGGCTTAAAGTTAAAGCCGTTGGGTGCGCTTACGTTAGGGGAGTTCATAGATTTAGAACATTATGCTGTTCAATTCGTGCAGAATTTTGATATTTTGCTTAGTATATTATACAAACGTTGGAAGTCGGACGAGTGGGGCAACCTAATTTTTGAGCCCTATTCGTATAGTATAATGAGCCGCAAATTGTTATTTCACGAAGTAAGTATAAACGAGGTTTATGGTGCAGTTAAAAACTACATAGACTATTCAAACGACTTTAAGAAACGCTACGAGAATCTATTTAACCCAGTCATTGAGGAAGAGGAAACCGAACTAGATGAAGACGACATTAAAGCCGAAGCCGAAGAAAAGGTATTCACGAAATGGAGTTGGGAAAAACTACTTTACGACTTGTCGAATCAAGACCTCACAAAAATAGACGCAGTCACTGACCTTAATTTAATCTTCGTGTTTAACATGTTGTCAATGGTCGAAGAGTTACAACTCAATAAAGACTAGTTACCAGTTCCACCAATTTTTGTCGTACTCGTATTTACCGTCCCAATTCTTAATACCGTCAGAACCAAACAAATTGTAAGTGATATTTAACTTTACGTTGTCAGGTGTTATGTTAATTGTAGCCACGTCCAAAATTGGGTAGTTAGCTTGCATCCATACCAAGTACTCGCCTATTGCATCAGAAATAAATTGTTGACCTAGTGGCGAATCAATAGCTTTTTGTGTTATGAAGTAAGGACGAATCTCGCCCCCGTTGGTTAGCTTTGCTCCTTTATCCAAAAACATGTAATAAAAGATGGCATTGATTGTAACGTAAAGTTGATTAAGGTCACCCGTTGCAGCTGAAATTCTAATTGAATCGTGCATCGTTCCCGTACCTTCGCCGCTCTCATTGAAACTAATTTGCGTGATGGTTTGTTGAATAGCTTTTTGTAGCTTAAAACGGGTTTTGTACTTTATCTTAAATGAGCCTTCCATAATCTTTAAAGTAGTGTGTTCGTGTTTTGGTTAAATGATAAGCCAATTAGACCCATCACTAACTACCCTCAAA